TTCTTGGCGATAATAAGCACGAGCCGGAGGTAGTATCTCCTATAAGTAAAATAGAAGAAGCGGTTGACAACGTTATGCAGCGATACAACAGCAGCGGAAATTCACCAAAGGAAATTGTTGTTAATACATATCTTTTCCCGAATTCGGCTGCATGGCGGCGCGAGGTCGTCAGAGTCGTGGAAGATGACAGAGTCAGGAGGGGCAGATGAATGTAATTAAAATCAATGGTGCGGCTTTGCCTGTTGAGCCCTTTTCGTATAAGATCACAAAATCTGATCTGTATGCCGAATCAACGGGGCGTACTACAGAAACAGGCAAAATGCTTCTATATCCGATACGCTACGGCGTTTACTCGATTTCGCTTGAATACCACGGTAAGGATTCAGAAATTGCACAAATAGAAAGCATTATATCGCGCGGTACTATGGATGTAACATTTTTCGATAACGGCGAATTTGTAACTAAGCAGATGTATTCATCAGATCGTGAAAACACTGTTGGAAAAATAATGAACGGCAAGGGCAGACATATCCTGACATTTCAACTTATCGAGTTGTAAAGGGGGTGAGATATTGTATCAGGTATCAGCCGCATATATAGCGGCGATCGAAAGCGGCGCAGTTCAGCATATACACGGAACGCTTTCAGACGTCAACGGTGACACACTCACCCTTGACGATAGCACAATGGTCGGAAATCCAAGCATAGACCTGCGCTGCGTTGAAGATGAAGAAGTGTTCATGATCGGTCAGATGTACACAGGCGAACTGAGCATGATCCTGAACGTGCCCTATCTGCGGCGCGATGAAATTATCGGCGGTGAAGTGCGGCTGTGGTTTTCGGTTGACGGCGCAGCAGATGAAGTTCCTCTGGGACTGTTTGACGTAACGTCAGCCGAGAGAGAAAACGGCTCGCGGTTAACGGTGAAAGCCGTTGACCACATCAGCCGTCTTGATTCGGAACTGAACAACGACTACGTTGGTGTAGTTTTCGCGGCGGCAGTTCTGGAACAAATCGAAACGGTCGCGAAGGTTGAGTTTGCACAGACCATAGACGAAATAAATGCACTCCTGCCGACTGACAGTGACGGAAAGAAAATTGACATCAAGTACGACTGGTTCGGAACGCATTATCTTTCAAACTGCCGTGATGAGGTACGGGCAATCGCGCAGCTTATCGGCGGTTTTGCGTTTGCGAATCGCGAGGGCAAGATAGAATTCCGCAGGTTCTCAAAAACACCTGTGCGGACTATTCCTGTAGATCTGCGCAAGAGTATCAAGCTGAGTGAGTACAATTACCGCGTCAGGCAGTTCTCCTATACCGGTTCACTCGGACACACTGTCTCCGAGCCTGTAGCAACACAGGCAGGTCAGGGGCAGTCTACAGCCGTTCTGAACATCACGGACAACAAATATGTGTGGGACAATGACAAGAACTACAAGGAACGTTTTGACTGGCTGTTGTATCCGCTTTGTGCATATTTCAGCGACATGAGTTGGGTTCCGGGCACGATTGAGTACTATGGCGACCCTGCGCTTGACATCGGGGACATGGTGATTGTAAAGGGTGGTATCACGGAAAGCGAGGACTGCAAGTTCCTGATATGCTCAAATTTCTGGCAGTTCCGTTCTCCACAGCAGCTCACCGCTCCGGGCGTACCGCGCGCAGGAAGTAACACAGTTTCATCTTCGGGCGGTTCGGCAAGCTCGGGAGCGTCAGGCACGCAAATCAATATCACAAAAGGCAAGACCATCGAAGTCGCGGAACTGAACGAGTATCCGCAGGACATAGATATGGCAACCGTGATAGCGGACGGTGTTGTCAACGCGAGAGAGCCTACATGGGCGTTTCTGCACTACAATGCAAACTTGCAGGGCGCAGAGGACTGCACGGTAAATATCACGTCATACATGGACGGCGCGGCAGTTGTGTTTGCAGAAGCATTCACGCTTGCGGCGATTGAGTACAAATCGGTTGAACGAGTTATCCCGATAGTGCTGGATGCAGGCGAGCACCTGTTCAGCGTGAAGCTGGAGAGCAATGATAAATCAATTACTATCAGTAATGTTTCAGCGCAGGTCTGGGGGCAGAACATTGTCGGAAATGTGAAAGGGGGCACAGGTGTGGCATACATACAGGACATTCTGGAAACATTCATCAGCACGAGCGAACCTGAGACTATCCGCAATATGCTGACAGCCATTGACCAGCAGCGTAATCTTCTCGCAGGCATTCTTACGGCAAAAGGCGTTGAAGCTGACGTGGGTGAAACGCTGAATACGTTGGTCGCAAAGGTGGCTGATATAAGCGGCGGTTCACAGGATAAAGTCGGTCAGGCAATGGTGATATGTGATTCAGCAAAGAAATGCGTGGTAGGGAACGCCAGTTTCACGGCGGATATAGAGGGCTAAGAAAGGAAGAAATAAAATGGCAATTACATCAATTATGAATGCAAGTCCAGCGGCTGCAAAAGCGTTTATAGATAACTTGGGGTTCACAGGAATAACTACCGCCGTATCATCATCAGGCACAAATATAAGCCAAATTAAACACAATAACATATTGGTGATTGGGGGACTCAAGGTATACTATAACAATGGTGGTTCTTCGTTTGAAATAGGCAGCAGTTCGTCTGAAATACATTACACAATTCTTGCTTGCACTAATGGTATTATCATACAGGCTCTTAGTTATGACGGAACAACAAGAATCAATTCAGCGTTCATGTCATTTAATAGTGACGGCACACTTATATACGGGGCACCTTACAAATCTGATTCGTTAGCAAATCCTCGTGTGTGTCGCTCAGATTTAGAAAATTTTCTTGGAAACAATTGCACTCGCCATTTAGCTAATTGCACAACGTTAGCTAATTTTGTAACAGCCGCAAGTCTTGGTGATGCTAATGTTGCGGCTGAAAATGCATATTATATACCGATTTATCAGTATGACGGCATGGGTATAATTACGCTTAACAACGAAAAATACATCACAAACGGATATTGGTGTATCAAGGACTGAAAGGAGATCGTATGAAGTACATAATCATGATATTAATAATCATCGGACTTGCATTAGCCGATTACGTCACAGGATTCATCAAAGCATACTGCAATGACGACATATGCAGTTCTAAAATGCGCAAGGGCGGATTGAATAAGATTGGCGAGATCGTGGTAATGGTGACAGCCTGCGGACTGGACATCGGCATACACGAATTGGGCAAATACTATCAGGCTGAGGAATTGTCCGACATCGCAGGCATTGTGACGGCGGTTTTAGTTTTCACCTACATCACCGTCATGGAAATTGTCAGTATATTTGAGAACTATGCCGAGATCAACCCCGATGCGCAGTGGGCGCTGAAAATAATTAAAAAGCTGAAGAACTTCAACAAGGAGGACAAGTCATGAAATACGAGTACAACGATGAAACGCAGCTTTCTGCGCATTTCAATGCAAGGGAGTTCCGCTGCAAGTGTGGTAAAACGCACGATACAGAAATTAATCCGAATCTTGTGACCAATCTCGAAAAACTCTACCGTGTGCTTGATTGTTCTCGGATTGTCGTGACAAGTGGTTATCGTTGCCCTGACCATGACAAGGCTGTAGGCGGCAACGGAACAGGTCAGCACACCAAGGGCAATGCTGCGGACATTATATGCTATGGTCAGGACGGCAGCATTATCAGCACTAAGAAAGTTGCCTGCAGGGCGCAGGATATCGGCTTTAGAGGCATTGGCAACATCGACAGTACCTACACCGCGATTCACGTTGACGTGCGTACAGGGGCTAAGTGGTACGGCGATGAGGCAGTACGCGGCGGCACTTCGGGCAGCGTGACGGACGATTTCTACAGATATTATTCTGATAAAGATAACTCGACCGCCGAGCTTCAGAAGATTCTCAACGACAAGGGTGCGGCACTCGATGTGGACGGTATCGCAGGCACAAAGACACTCGCGGAGTGCCACAAGTACACTATCAACAATGGCGACAGCGGTGAGCTGACGCGCTGGGTTCAGGTAAGGCTGAATGCTATCGGGTTCAACTGCGGAGCGGCAGACGGTATCGCAGGCGAGCGAACCATGACCGCTATCCACAACTTCCAGCAGGCTAACCGGCTCGGGGTTGGATATCTCGGAGGATTAGACTGGGACGCTCTCATATGACAGAAAAACGGCAGGGGATAGTTTCCTCTGCCGGTTTTATATATTATAGTTATCAATGATGTGCACATTCCTCTGTGCCTATATCAGTAAGAAGTCCCTTTACCTCGGCATACGGCATAACGTAGCGCTGGTTGAGATATCTGAGCGAAGCGGCAAGTTCGCCGTCCGGACCGCCTAACTGACTTATTATAACCCTTGCAAGCTTTGCGTTGGGAGTTTTGATATTTACGGGATATTGCAGTTTCTTTTCATATTGCCACATAATTTACCTCCTTTCCCACGGCCACGGGTCGTCGATCCATGACCAATGCTGAGGATCGTTGCTCTGGTCGGGAGTGAGCGGGCCGAATCTGCGGTTGTATTCTTCTATGCAGTTTTGTCTGATAGTCTGGTAGTTATTGAAAAGTGCGAGAGCACGGCGGCAGTCGGGGTGGGTGTCGAGGTAGAGGTTAAGCTCCTTGAGGGAAAAATCGTACTTTTTGATTTTGTTAAGGAGACGCTGCCTTTCATTCATTGCTGAGCGCCTCCTCTCTCAAAGGGAAGATCAAGCTCAGGGAAGAGTGTTCCGGCGGACATAGCTTTGTCCGGCTCGTAAACCTGATTGATCTGTTGGAACGGAACATAAGCCATGGCGAGCGGAGTATTATCGGGAAACCGCGAGAGTCCTTCATGGCGCGGAGCGGCAGAGAATTTAGGTTCAAGAGAATTCTCTCGTTCGCGCAGAATCAGACCGTTTATATCATCAAACATATTGAGATTCATGGAATTCCTCCTTTCTTTAGCACAGCAGAGCCTTTTTGCTCACCGTGCATTACTATTATATTATAAGGAGCGAAAAATGGTTACATTGGAAATCAGCGGAGGAGTTGGTTAAAAGATATTTAAGTGTTGGCGAGGATTCGTAAAAAGATGTGAATAT